CAGCCAATGCGAGACCCAAGCCTTCCAACAACTTATTAGGCTCGTAAGTAGTGGTGACTTGCTGACCAGCAGGAGCGCCATATACGGACGATAGATAAGACTGCAAGTTAGCGAAAGGAGCCATCTGTTGTTGTTGGAACCTAGCCATATCCGCAGCAATCCTAGCCTGGTCATAAGACTCAGCAGCCTGCCCGGCGGCAAGCAATCTCTGGATATCTTGGTACTCGGTTTGAGCCATTGCAGGCGCTGCTTGAGATGCTGCTTCTTGTCTTGCCCGCTCGGACTCGTATCCCCTAAACGCCAGCGTCCCCCCAATGTTGGACAACTGCTCGGCAAGTTGTTCCGTCGCTCTAGCTTGCAACTGCTGCATCGCCCCAGACCCGTATCGTCCAGCTCTAGATGCTTGAGACGATAGGTTAGCCATCGCATCTTGGAATGACTGCTGAACCGGCCTAGAAGCAGCCTGGAATGCGCCTTCAAAAAAAGGATTCATCCCAAGATAATCACCGCTAATCGTCTGCTGCTGTTGTTGCATAGCAGCCTGAGCCAAAGGCGAGCCAGCCGTTGCACGCTGCTGGGCAAGCTGTAGAGCTTGTTGCGTAGCTTGAGACGGGGCGACATACATCTGGCCCGTATAAGGCTGGATAGGCGAGGTTTGATAAAGCCTCTGCGCTTCTTGCAGACCCTGAGTGATAAACGGCTGAACCGTTGCCCCAGGAGCGGAGCTCGTAACAGATGATTGTGGGCCACTCATATCACACCTCACACGCCCATTGAATAGGCTTAAATCCAAACTCAGGAGCAACCTTTTCCCACCCAGGGCGCAGGCTGCTAAATGTCAATCGCTTAACCTTGGCTTCAGCAGCGATCTCTTTCGCCAACTCCATCGCCCCATCTAAACTCCACTCAGCCCAACCCGCCCACATATGCAACCCCTCTTTACTCGGCTGCATCACACAAAACGCAACGGGCTGGTTCTCTTTCAACGCCAACCACAGATAAGCACGACGCTCTTTGATCTCGCAATACACATCCTCTGGCATCCATGCAACCGGACTAGACTGCGCCACTTCCTCCAGCTTGGGACGCATCCACGCCCAAACCTGCCCAATCTGTTCTGGTTGCACGAGAGCTTTAACCCAAGACGACATATCGATAGACCTTGTCTGCTGTGTTGTTGGAAAAATGATTAACGGTACACTGACCATTCGTTTGATTGGACGCCCACACATCCGAGGTCGACGATTCGTCAACCTTGTTGACAGTGACAATCGCAGACGGCGTTGCAGGTCGAGTAGGAGTTGTTTGCGCTGGCAACTGTTGAATTGACAACGCCACATTTGTAGTCGCCCACATGATTTCTACATAGTCATTGGCAACCAACTCAACGTAGAAGTTCAGCGCCCCAATCAAATGACCGTCAATACTTCCATGCTTGTTTGGGACAGAATACTTAGAGTTGCTGTTAGCGATATCCGTCCCGTTCTTGCGAAACCAAATATCCACATCCTGTATCTGACTGTCAGCGTTTACAAACTGAATGCTAAATTGAAAATTGTAGACACCTGAAGACTTAACGGTCATCCGACTACCACTAGCAACAGACACCCCATTCGAGTAATCCGTTGTCCCAAATTGCACCGCATACGCCGTTGTTGTATTTGCAGCAACTTGGTCTGTTGAGTCCTGAAACGCCCCAAATGGGATCTCATCCCCGCTTGCAGCAGCGTTAGCAGGGGCAAACAGAATCAGGGATTCTTCTGAGATACGCTCATCGTACAGCGTGGTACTTGTAGCGTTCCCGGTAGCAAGCGTAAGGTTGCCGACAGAGTTAATCTTGCCATCAAGAATGCGGTTGACGATCTCAGCAACATCCCTGGGAGTCCCGCCTTGCTGTGGAAGCCTACGAAACATCAGCGGCTCCCAGTAGGCGCAATGTCAAGCTCAACGCCGATCGCCTTCGTCCATGAGCCTGTAGGCGTCACAGAAACACGGTGGAATCGCCCGTTAGACCGCAGAGAAACTCTGTTCTCGCTAGACGCAGAAACCGGAGACGGAAAACTAATGTTGCCATCAAGCCTTTGCCTGCTAGACACCGACACATCTGCAGACCCATTGTCGATCAACGGACGAGCCAGCTTCAGCAGAGAGTTAGCCCCAGCATCTATATCGCCAGTCGTCAACACCGCAGTCGAATTCAACCCTGAGAACGTAACAACACGCTGATCACGAACGCCACCAAGAACCAACAGACCACCAGCCCAAAGGCGAGAGTCAAGCGACGCTGGCAACGTATCAATCGAAGTCGAGTAGTTGTCGAGGTTCTCAACCGTTGTAGGCTGCGTTGCAAGGGAAGAAACATAGTCCGAGTCAACCTCTGCATAACTCCACTTATCCACCGCCCAGTTGTAAATCAACAAGTAAGTGTTTGCAAACGTGTTCGTGAATCCCCAGATCACCAGCTTATTGATCGGGTCAATGGCAGACGATATGTTTTGCAACAAGGACGGGTTGATGTTGTCATCGAACCACCGATCCACCCTCTCATTGCCTATAGGCTTAACTGTCTGGCCATCGCAAACGTAGAATCCATCATCCGATAGAAAATAGGTAAAGCCGCCAGACTGCACAACACTACCAGAGCTGAGACACCCAAGCTGACGAGTAATGTTGTCAAACTGGAAATACAACGGCGCACCGACATACGTCATCCGATAGATAGATCGCTCTAACAATACAATCCCAAACTCACCGCCGGTAATACCTTTGATATCCCCGCCATCAGGAATGATCTGCGTATCACTTTGTGATCCCGTCCCAGGCGTCCAATTAGTCTCGTCGTTGATATCAGACCAAAACACCTTAGACGGGTCAGCAGTCGTCCCAGCGGCCACAACAAAGTCGCGCACAATCGTGACATACCGCGCAGCAGGAGCCGCAGCAGCAAGGTCTGCAAACAACGTAGACGATCCCAGCGTGAACGCTTGTAGCTTCTCCTGGCCATTGGCCATGATGAGAACGCCGCCAAAGATCGCATAGTCCCAGTAATCCGACAGCGTGTAGCCACCGGACTTAGACACATTGTCTAACCCGGCATCGTTAACGTCGAACTTGTAAAGGTTGTTGATCCCAGCTGCAAATAGATACTGCTGCCCAGCCCACTTAGCAGGGATTGCATTTAGCAGTTGCTCGCCAGCATCCGTAGACAGGTCAGCCGCCTGCGGCAACGGTATATAGCCGACAGCAGTAGGGATGACGTTCTTAGCATCGATCAGGTTGGATTCCAACCCAGACCGATCCGGCGTCCACTGATCGAACAGAACTTTCATCGTGACAGCACCGACATGACCAACGGAGACGCAGAGTATTCCGCCCTGTCATCAGATTCCGACAGGTTCTTCAGCCCACGGTCATACAGTTGAGACCACAGAGCAATCCGAGCGTCGTTCATAAGATACGGTTCGGCCTCGGCAAGGCTTGCATACAGCAACAGATCCGGGCAGTTAGCCATGAAGGCGTTGCTTGTGTTGGAGTCGCTCAGAAACGCAGGGGCAGCGTAATACAGCAGCGGAAGCGTGTAGGCTGTGTCCGGCGTAGGCCCAAACTTGATCGTGCTTGCAAGGACCGTGTAATACAGCGGACGACCAGACTCGTAGGTATAGCCATCCCGCTCAAGCGTGGACGGCGTCATGTAGGTCATGGAATACGTCGGGTTCCCGTCAACGTACAGGTTCTTAAGCTCTAGGAAGTCAGACGGAAGATTAACCGTTGCAGCACCACCAACCGTCGTGAGATTGGTGGATGTCAACATCTGGCGGATACGGAGATCTCTCCGCAGGCGGATCTCAGCAAGCGAGATGAAGTCAGGAATCTGAGCTGTCAGATCACTTCTTGCGAGATAGTTTGCGACGCTTGTCTTTAGGTCGCTGTACGTTGCTAGTGCCATATTTTACGTCATCCCATCCGAATGTCCGCGCCCCAGTGTGTCCAATCATCATGGACAGATCGTGGTCAACAAACACGGGAATGTCGTTTTCCATGCACCGCACGCAAAACGTGACGTCTTCCCCGATCACATTGCCAAAATCCGTCCAGATAATGTCGTGCCACGGACGAGGCAATGTATCGAAAACCGCTCTGCGAACAAGTGTAACACCGAAACCCACCGCTGTCACTTGTTCTATGCCCGTTTTCCCCCTTGACTCAACCTTGTGCCAAACTTGTTTCGGCTCGGGTTTACCGTCAAGCATTTCCTTGGTAATCTCTAGATTCAACGCAGTCGGCAATATCGGCTCTCTGCGAGTGGTAGCATTTACCCCAATTACCGGCACATCCCTAGCCAGCAGCACTTCTAGCGTATTAGCCGGGAACCTCATATCGCTGTCAATCCACAGGACAGCCTCACATCCCATCTGCATCGCTTCAGACGCCAGCTTCTCCCGCTGAGTGAATATCAGCGTCCCAGGCATCTGCATCAACTGAAGATCA